CCAGAGTCATTCGCAAAATCAGCAATACTAATATTGCCTAATACATTTTCTAAAGCTCCAACGTCGTCACCTTCTGATTTGCTAACTTGAATATTAACAGCATCGCGATATTCACCTTGAGGCAGTAATCTTGCTTCAAGGTCTTTGTTCATTTTTGATTTAATGAACGCGTTTTTAACTTCAGCCATTTAATTTTAGTGTTTTATCCACTTAGATTTTCCACGCATTACCTGGACAATCTCGTTTAATTTTATATTAGATAATCTAATTTTAGCATTACGCAATTTAGCGCTAGCTTCTTTTTTAAGTCTTTGTATAACGTACTCCGGTTGATTTATTCTAGATGCTAATATAGCATGCTTTAGATAAGCATAGACGGCTTCTTCTGCCATCTTTGGTACTCTTGTATTTAAATCATTAGAAAGTCCATCAGAGATATATTGTAATAAAATAACTCTATCTACTAAATTTGCTGAAAAAGAAAACTTACCCTCTCTTTCATTTATTGTAAACCAACCATTAGCGTTGGCTACTTGCGGATCCATTCCGTATAGTTGACCATAGCCAAACATTGTGCCGCCATAACCATAATAATAATCATAAGCAAGTAAAGCGTTGTTTTCTAGTAAGTTTATATCTGCTGCGTTTTTATAAGCATTTTCTCTCCAGCGTTTTTCTGTTATTGATGTTCCTTCAATATTGTCATCAAAATTATCTTGAACAGGTATACCACGCCCATCTTGTAGTGGCATTTCGCTTGGATTACTTGTGAGCGTTGTAGGATAAATAATATGCTTAGCTCCTTGACTATCAACCCAAGAAAGCTCTACGTAGTTTACATAGTCTTGAGGTATAGCTACGCTTAGATTTTTTGGTACTGTAAGTTCTTGAGCATTAACACTTTTAAGAGTATCATAGCTAAACTCTTGAATAGCTCTTTTAGTGTGAAATATAACATCTGTACGTTTTACACTTGGTATAAGTTTGCCAGCGCCAACATAAGCTATTAGAAAATTGTTAACTATATCATCTAATTTTATATACGAATAAGAACCGTAATTTTTTTCTACAATATCACCATAAGCTTTATCAGCTGCAGTATTACCGTAATTACCACCATCTAATTTTTTTAACTGAACAACGACAACAGCGTTAGCCGCGATAGCACCTGTTATTGTAATAGTATTACCAGACACTGTGTAAGCGCTCGTGTATTCAGTGTATGAATCTGGAGCTCCACTTGGACTTGTGTATATTTTAAAATTGTTTAAAGCATAATTAACATTTGTTGGGGCAAATGCTTTAAAAATTAAATCAGTATCAAAAGTAGTTGTAAAACTTTGACCAGCAGAGCCAGCGGCATCACCTATAAAAGACTGAGAACCCTCGTAATATTGTCTATTGTTTTCCGTAAGTAATGACATTTATTAACTTTTTTGATTAATTTCATTTTGAGCGACTTCATTTGCAGCAGCTTGTATTATTTGTGGATCTCTAATTATTATACCAGAGTATTGAAGTATTCTTAAAACAACTTCAACTTGTTCAGCTGGCAATAATTCAAAATCTTGAGAAGTGCTATCACTGTATACATATTGACCAAGTCCTCCAACAGTAAAATCCCATGAAACGTTTTTAGGTTTTCTAATAAAAGAAGCCTTAACACTTGATTGTATAGAATCAGGTTTTACAAAAAGCTTACCACCCTCATACAGATATGTTGGAAATGAAGTTGTAGATTTTGTTAATGGGGATTTTTGTATATTGTAAAAATCGAACCTTTGAAGTCTTTGTAGTTCGACTATATCACCAGCAGGTGGCTCGTAGGTAACAGCACCTAATCTATAGAAAGCAACTTCAGTTCCTACAGGGGCGTCATTATATACAACTGCAGCGCCGCTTATATCATCTATAGCGGGTAAACTAAAACTACCAGCTAAATAATTACAAGTACCTATAGCTTTAAATGTAGATATTTTTTCGTCGATATTCATTTGTCTATCAGCGTAATCGACATCCGCTTGTGGCACGCGTAGCTGTTGATTTAAATCATCAAAGTATTGTTCAAATATATCTAACTGAACTTGCGTAGCTGTTTTGTTAAACTCATCAGGTGTAATATAACCACGCTGTTCTTTATTGAGTATTAGCAAAACGGTTTGATATACAGTATTTACGTTTATTGCCATATTTTTTTATTATAACATAGAGGCGGAATTACTCCGCCCCTACATTATAGTTACAGGTTAGAGTATTTTTTTCTCTATTGATTTGTAAACCTCAACGCCCTCATCTGTTTTAAACCACGCTGCCATAGCAGAATATGGATTTTCATCAAACGGTACGTTCATTAGTTTTCTTCCATTACTTCCCCAAGAAAAAGTTCTTTGATCTTGAGACAGTGTTATAACGCCAGTTTCTGTAGCTACAATTGCTATATTTCTTAACTGTACGTTTTCATCGTTAGCAAGCTCTACAAATAGTTTTGGATTATTTTTAGCGAATAATAACAAGTCGCGTTTAATCTCTTTAGAACTCATCTTAGATACTTTAGAACCAACCTCAACTCGCATAATAGCTTCTGCTTGATCTATATCCATAGATTTAGCAGCGTTAAGTGCTTCAATTTGCAACTCAATAACATCAAGTTCGTCTTCAGCTACTTCAACCGCATCAAATTCTAGATATAATCTATTTTTTAAAGGGTGATATAAAGAAAGTAGTTTTTGTAAATTTTGTTTTTCTTTAGGCACGTTTAATGTTCCGTTTCTAAAAACAATATGACCAAGAGTTGCTTCGCCTTTTTGTTCATCTACAAGCGGTGAGTCTTGATTTGTTGCATATCTTATTTCCCTTTGTTTACCAGTTTCTTCATCAAAAAAGAGTAAAGAGTGTTTACGCGTATGCTTGCTAGGTAGAGTTAAAGTTAAAGGGGTTTTATTTCCTTTTAAAAAATAAACTCTATCTTTTATTTCCCAAGTAGGCTTTTGAGGTTCTACTTTAGTTTGTTTTTTTGTTTTTTTAACAGTTACCTCTTCTGCAACTGTTTCTTCGTTTTTTGCCATGATATAATAAAATTAAATAATAAAAAAAAATAATATCTTGGGGCTACAATTAAGCAGCCCCAGATATTAATAAGTGATTACACTCCTTTGAATAGTACAAAGTTGTTAGCGCCTTGAGTTACCAAACATCTTTCAGATAGGAAGTTTACTTCCATTGCGTCAAGAGTTGAAGTAAAAGCACCACCAACAGAACCAGTAATCCAAGTTTTCATACGACGATCGTCAGTTTGAGACGCTCGGTAACGTACGTGCAAGAATGGACGACGGATGTTAGTACCAAGAATTTGATCGTAAACAGTTGAAGTACCAGCTGGAACAAGAACTCCTTCGATAGAGTTAACACCAGAGATAGCACCACGCGTAGAAGCGTCGTTCAAGTATTTCCAATCAGTTTTATAGAAGTCATAAGAACCTCTGCGGAAACCAGTAAAGCCAAGGTTAAGAGCCATTTCTTCTGAATTTTCAAACAATCCAAAAGCAGTACCACCTTGAGCACCGTAAGATATAGCAGCTAGCATATCATCAAAATCCAATGAAGTTTGACGTTGCAAGAACAACATGTTTTCTTCAATAGCACCTTGAGTATCTAGGTTTTTAAGAATAGCATCAAAATCACCAAGACCAGAAGCAGCGGTAAATCCTACTTGTACGTTACCACGATCTTCGATAGCAGCGAAAAGACCTTGAGTACCAGGTAGTCTATCAGTTTGATAATCACCAGCACCAGCGTTATCATTCTTTTCACCCTCTACCAAAGCCATTTCTAAATAATCTTCGAAACGTAGACGAGTTTCAGACTCAGCTTTTAAGTACCATAGGTAACCAGAAGTACCATCTTCAGTAGCAACTTCTACCCAACCAATTTGAGCAGCATCAGAACCTGATACAGCGTATTGGTTACGTATAATTACAGGTGTGTTAGAGTATTGAGTCAACTGAGGAGTTACACTAATTCTCTCTGCACTTGTAGTTGTACCAGAAGTACTTTGACCTTTTTGGTAATCTGAACCATATACAAAGATCTTAAGTTGACCTGAGGTAAATCCATTAGCAGCTGTAAAAGCGTTACCACTAAAAGGAGTAACAGTTACAGCACCACCAGCTCCAGGAGTTGAAGCAGTAACAATTGCTTTACCTTCAGTACCAAGAACTGTATCTAAAACAACAATAGTGTCGTTAATAGAGATAACGTTGTTCACGCCACCGGGTACAGTAATAATAGTACCAGCACCATTTACGGTACAGTCATCATAAGCAATGTGCAAACGGTTTTGCTCAGACCAAATAACTTGATCAGAAGTCATAGGCATTTCAGCGCCTACCATACGCAAGAATCCAGAAAGTGTACGGTTTCCGTAACGCTCTACTTCTTGCTCATAGATTTCAGGAAGATATTGCTGAGCAAAATCATTTCCTGCACCAGTGTTAAACTGCAAATAGTTTGTAGCCAACACTTGTTGTTTAGCAGATGGGAGTAAAGTCCCAAATTGTGGAGTTAAAGACATTTTAATATGTTTTTAATTAGTTAAATTTTTTAGTTTTGATTTTCAATTTTGAAGAATCAACTCCACTAACAGCTTTAACTTTTAAACCTCCTATAAATACATCACCAGAAGCTGTTTGCCTTGGTTCTGTACTTATATTTTTAGATTTAGCCATTATATTTTTTGTAGCATCGGCTTTACCTTGCTCGTAAAAATGCTGTGCAATAGTGTCAGCGTTTCTAGCGGCATATAAAGCTTTATGATAACCACTTGTATCTTCTATCTCGCCACTGTTGTTTAGAAACTTTCCTACAAACTCAGAAATATCAGATTGTGATTTAGCTACTTTTTCAGGGTTTTTAATATTATATCTAAATTTATTTTCACCAATTTTAAAATCAAAACCTTCGAAATTATTGTTGAAAAGATTAGATGTTTTATCTAAAAAAACCTTTTGTTTTTCAGCTATTGATTGTTGTTCTTCTTTGTATCTGTTGAAAAAGTTTACAGCTTCTTTTTGTTCATTAGTTACGCCCGGTCTCAACTTGATTTCGTCGTAATATTTATCTTTTAATCCCTCTAAAAAGCTTTTAGCTTTCGCAACTTCCTCTTTAAACGCAATTTTCTTTTTGCGTATATCTTTTGGTTCATCTATATCTTCATCATATGAAAAGTCTTCTAGTAATAGACTTACATCTTCAGGATCAAGATGTGGTTTAGTTTGTTTATAATATTCTCTAATTAAAGAATTATTATCAACATTGGTATAATCAGCATTTAACCTTACATAATCTTCAATGCTTCCACCAGTTTCTTCCATAAAAGAAACAAGCTTGTCAATATTTTCTGGTAATTTTTTTTGTCCAGCGGTAGATTCTTCTACTTCAGTAGTCACTTGTTTTTCACTTGTTTTTACATCTTCTTCATTAGATTGATCTACGAGTGTAATAGGTGATTCTACTTCTTCTTCTTCGGTGGTCCGTACTTCTTCAACCACTCTTTCGCTGTTGCTACCGTCTTTGGGTTCTTCGACAACAACATCGCTATCATTTGTCTCTTGTGTTTGAACGGCATCGTCTTCGTTTTTAATTACTACTTTTTTAACATCGGGTTCTAAATCTACTAAAGGTTCTTTCATGTTAACCTTAACTATTTTTTCCTCGGTGTTACCTAAATTTTTAGGTTTAGAAGGAGTTTTAATTTTAAACTCTCCTTCTTGTTTTACTGCTTCTTCAGTCATGATATAATAATATAAAATTAATAAAGTTTATTTTTAACGAGGTTCAAACTGCTCGAGTCCAAATCCTCCAAGTGAGTCAAAACTAGATGACTCAAAGTTTTTAGGTAGTTCGTCGTTTTGACGTTGCGAAATCATTTGCGATTGTTGTGTACCAATAATTCTAGCACGTTCATCTTTACGATCTTCTATTTCTTTTTCTTTATCTCTTTCAACTTGAGATTTTATTTGGGCCAATTGCATATTGTAATTAAACTCTTCAGCCATTAATCCTTTTTTGATTTCAGCTTCTTGCTGCATTCTTTGTATTTCAAAATCAGATTTTCCTTTTTCAAGTTGTAGTTTACTTTCAGTAAGTACTTGTTGTTTTTGCATTTCAGCTAAAGCTGCTTTTTCAGCAGACTCAGCATTAGCCTGCGCTTGAGCTTGTATGTTGGCTAATTGAGCTTCTTGAGCTTCTTGCGCTTTAATTTTTTGTCTATATTTTAGGTATTGATTAGCTAGTTTTAAGTTTCTAATTTCTCTAATATCAATAGCGTCTTCTAAACCTATTTGACCAGCTTGTAATGCTATTTGTATATTACGCTCTAAACCTTGTTTTTCTTCCTCATCAGGTTCAAGTTCTAAAAATATACCAAACTCATGCATGTTTAGTTTATCAATTTCCTGTAATGTAGCCACATTAAATTGGTTTATAGAACCTAGTAACGCTTGCTTTGTTAGAGGAAAATTTAACATATCTGCGACTCTTAAACTAATATTCTCAGCAGTTCTAACAGTTAAATACATTAATGACTGTAGTATATGTTTTGTTGCTGTATTAGACGCGGCAGCTGCCAATTTTTGTAAACCTACTAAAGCATCTTTGTCCGGTTTACTTCCATCACGAGCTTCGTTTAGACCCGTCACGTCTCTGATCATTTTCAAATAATACTCATACGTTTGTATAAGCGCTTGAATTTTAGGCATACCAGAAGAAGTCTGTAGTTCTTGAATAGGTACTTTACCTCTATTAGGATCACCATCTTGCGTCAAACTTCTACCAACAATACTACCCGTTTGAAAATACATATTTAATGCTTCTGCCGGATTATAGTTCGTTCCATTACCTAAATCAACTTCTGCTAATCCATCAACATCAACATAAACGCCATCAGGTACCATGCGTGATAATACTTGTTGTATTTTTAAGTGCGTCAATTGAATCATATCAGCAAAGCCAATACATTTGCTAACAAGACTTTCTATACGACCTTTATACATACGTGGAGCCGATATAGAGTAATTCATTTTAACTTTAGTTTGATCACTATATGGACGAGTCATGTTTTCAGCAAGTTCCCACTTTAACATCATTTCATGTCCTAGTATTTTAGCGCCGCTATATAAAACTTCAATAGCTCTATGCGCTTTGCTAAAGCTTTCACTTTCTGGCGGATCAAACGTATCATCTTTTTCAAGAGCTTTTTCAAGACCTTGATCTGTTTGTTTTATTTTAAATACTTGGTTTTGGTATGTTTTATACTCGAAATATAATACTTGAACTTGACTATAATCATCATCTTGACCGTAATAGTTACGAGTATAATTAGAATCACCAGGATATTTTTCTATTTCTTTTAATTCACTTTGTGTTAAGTTAGGAAATTGTTTTTTAAGTTCTTCCAAACTTACACTTTTAACTTCACCAGCATAATATATATCCTCAAAATTTGGATCTTCAGTGTACGAATATACAAGATTTGTAGGGTCTACATAATCAACTGTCACACCGTTAGCTAGATTAAAATCTGTTTTTACAGCTGATATTCCTAAAACAACAAGATCATATGCAAGTCTTTTTTTAACTTCTTCATATTTGTTGTAGCTAAATATATTTTCAATAACTTCTTCTTCTGCTATTTCTATTGCTTGCTTATAATTAAGCTGCATGTACATATCTAGCTCTTGCTTGTTTTGAGGAAGATCTTCTGGGTTTGGAGTTTTAAAAAAACTTTTACCAGTTAACTCGTTCAACTCAGTTATTAACGCTTGATTTGTTATATCACGCATAGCGTTAAAAGCAAAGTCGGTTCTTTCTTTTACAGCATAAGGATCTGATGCGTAAGATTTTATTTGATAACCTTTATCGGTCATACCGTTGACAACAATGTCAACAAACTTAGATAGCACAGCAACTGGTTTCCAGTCTAAATTAAGATAAGATAAATCACCATTAACTGATAATTCGTCTTTATATTTTTGTACAGACTGCTCACCTCTTGCGTATAAACGTAGATTGTGAAAATATCTCCAGTTGTTAGCAAACCTTCCGTTGTAACCAAGGCCTCGATCTCCTCTAAACCATTCGTTTTCTACAGCTCTTCCTACAGCTAAGCCATAATCATAAGTGCTTTTCTCTGCGTCTGGTACTACCTGACTTGGAAAGGAACTATTAACGTTAGTGTAAACCATTTATTTTATTATTTTTGAAATACTACCTTTGTTGTCATATTTTTTAAAGCCCAAAGGAAAAACACTTTTTTGAACCTTATGAACCGGTGTGTATCTATTTTTATTACAAGCCATAATAGCTAATCCTGAACTAATAGAAGCATCGTGCTTAGTTCTATTATTTATATTAAACTTAGCCCAGTCTTCTAATGTTCTTTGAAAATACATATCACCATACGCGCTTTCTTTTAATCCAACAAAATCTTCTATATAAGATTCTATAGCAGCAGCGTGTGCTTGCTTTATATCTTCACTAGAGTTGGGTATACCACCAATTTCTTTTTCAGTTACAGATAACTTATTATAAGTTTTATCTGGTCTATTCATACTGAAGCCTCTATAACCTCTTCTTTTAAAATGATATAAAAGTCTAGGTTTGTTATTTTCGGCTAATATAGGCATGCCATAAAAAATACAAGCCATTAAAACATCTTCAAAAAATATCTCAGCAGTTTGTGGTCTAGCTATATATTCCAAGAAAAACATGTTTGGAGGAACATCTTCCATGGTAAACTTAGTAAGACCATGCAAAGAACCTTTAGAACCTTGACGATCTACCGTGCCTGAAATATCATAAGAGTCACATCCGAAAGCTCCACAGTGCTCATTGCCAGGATATTTTATTCCATTTTTTATTATTACACGATTTTGAAGATTTAAAGGTGGAACCCAAGATATTAAAAATCTACCATCTTTATGAGGTACAAATTCTACATAACTATCTTTTTGTCCATTAGCCCATTTAAAAGATCCTTTAGTTACTAAACCTCCAGTTTTTAAATCTTCATTATAATCTATTTGTTCGTATATTTTAGTTAGATTAAATAAAGATTCTTTTGTTTCATCTCTAAAAGCGTGTTGTTCAGTTCTTGGAAATTGACGATAGTACTCATTTAAACCATCTTGATCGTCTTTTAAACCTTCAACTTCATTTTCCCAATGCTCTATAACTCCGGTATCTATAGGTAATCCGTCCGCACCTTCAACTTCTTTTTTTGGTGTATCGAATACAGGTATTCCATAAGAGTCAATGAAGCCTTCGTAGTTCCATTCCATAGGTATGAACAAACTATATAATCCTGAGCTAGTCTGTCCATTGCGGTTTCTTTTTGTAACGTCTGAAGCATAATAAAGTTTTTTAAAGTTTTCACCACCTTTATCTAAAGCGTTTGACGTTGATCCCATCATACACTTACCAACAATTCTAGAACCAAGACGTAATGTTGTTTTTGTAACTCGCCAGTTGTTTAAGATGTTATCCGGTCTTTCCCATTTACCACTTTCATCGTGAACTAACAGTTTTAATTTTTCACCGTCGTAACTGTTATCACCTGTGTTTTTCCAGTCAATAGTTGTATCTAATCCTTCAAGCTCTTCAGGGGTATCACCTTGATCAAGTTTTCTACGTGTTAATTTTGAAGCAGGAACTCTATAGGCTAATTCTGTTTTTGGACGGTCCATACCGTCTTGTATTGGTTTAAAGAAAAAAGGATAATTAACAGATATTGGAACTACTTTATCTGTAAACATTTTTTTAGCATCAGCTCCTGATTTTGACAATATACCGTATCTTGAGTCGCTTGATATTGTTGCCAAGTTAACAGTTTCACCTGATGCCATGAATGAAAAACCAGAGCGTCTGTTTTTGAGGTAGCACATACCGTAACATCTTTGATCGGCTTTACAAGCTTCCCAGAATATAAAGAATAATCTATTTGACTCCCTAAAGTCTGCTGCCCCAACATCAATTTTACTCCACTGCAAGTACATATAGTGAGAGCCAGTAATATAAGTAGCAACACCTTTATTGTTAAACCAATAACCTTCTTCGCGACGCTTAAACTCTTCGTCAATATAGTCATACCATTTTTCTTTAAACTGTTGTGGATATTTATTCCACTCAAATACGCTTTTTATTTTGCTTAATTCTTTTGGATAATTTTGTCTTGACCACTTATCCGTATTTTTATTTAGTTTACCTTTTAAAGGCGGTAATGCTATTTTTAGGTTTTGTATCTCATACACATCACCTATTTGACCAGTTTTACTTATAACTACAACGTCGTGTTCTTTGTTGTAGCCATACTCCCACTTTTTGCTTTTATTATTTCTACTAACAATGTGAGGTTTTATATGATCCGCAAGTACGGTTAATAAAGTTTGCTCGTACATTATCTTGATCTTCCTTCAGCAAAACCCTGAAAAGACTTCTGCTTTGTATCTGCCGGTTTATCTTCCAACATATTTTTTTCTTCTTCGATACGATTAAGTATTTCAAATGCATCGAATATAGCTAACTTTTTTGTTGCGGCTGCGTTTTTTAAACGATCAGCTGATATATCATCATCTGAATCTACAATAGGTTCTTTAGCTACCTTAATTAATTCCTCAACTGCTTTTTGCCCAGCTTGGATTATACTCAATTTGGTTTTCTTGGTGCTCATATTTAATTACAATATCATTTGATTTCATACAATAGAGTCTTTCATTATTAACAATAAACTCAAACTCACTATTAGGAGTAAACCCAATTATATCACCTTCGTTTATTCCTTTAGCTTCTAAAGACTTATTACCATATTTTAATACACCAATAAGCTTTTTTTCTTTTTCAAGTTCTAGATCGTTGTCATTTTTAACCGGCATAGCAAAACATCTATCAGCAAATGCTTGCCACCCGTGTGTTTTTTTATATAAATATATTTGATCTACTTGACAAAAGTAAAGATCTTCTTTAAAATATTTACTACTATTAGTTTCTTTACCTTTTATATTATAGTATCTTCTAAATATATTATGATGTACTATAATCTCATCACCAACTTTTATAGGTGTTTTAAAAGCTAAAGGTACAGAAACAACAACAGCTTTGTTGTTTACAAACTTATGTTTTTCTATACTAGTATTTAACAATAACTCTTTGCCGTCTACTTCTATAGAATTATCATAAATATTACCAATAGGTTTTATGATAAAATCATATACACTTTTCATTAATACTCTAAATCGTATTCAACAGACACTGCCATGTTAGAATTAAATTTCTTCCATGGCAATACCTCGTCATTTTTTTTTATGTATATGTTATAAGAGCCATCAGATTCTTCTAATAGTATATAAGCAATTGTATGACCACCGTACACTTGTTGACCAACAGAGTAATGCATAGCATCGTTCTTATAGTCAGAACCAATACTAATTTTTCTTATAACAGCACTCACTAGTCCTCAGATTTAACTACAGTTAACTCGCTATCTTCTTCTTTTTCGATAATAGTATATTCTCCTGTTTCAAGGTTAATATTTACATTACCGTATTCTTTTTCAAGCTCAACTTTTGTTTCTTCAATATCTTGATTAATGCCAGCTATTTTGTGTAAAGCCGCGTGTTTTTGTGTTTCTAAAA